CTCTGCCAATCTTCTTCGTTCAAAGAAGTGTGAATAACTGGATGTGTGTTATTCATTTCTCACCGATTAAAAGTTTCATATTGACCGGAGATACCTCAAACTTGCTTGTGATGTCGGTCATCAATCCGCCTGTCTTCAAGTGTTCAACTGCTTTTGCCCACGATGGATGCTTTGGTGTGAGTTCATCTTTCTTTGGAATCTGTCTTCCCATTGCTTTCTCTCCGTCATCGTCATCGTCAATATTCAAGTTTAGGATAGAACCGATGGATTGCCTTCTCGCATAAGTGATGGCAGACCCCATTGCTTGGGGATCGTTCTGTTTTGCAACCGGCATCACATAAGATGATTCCATCCACTCACCTGATTCAGCGTGAAGGATGATTGTTGTGAGTGCATTGGCATCAGGGAATTGACTGATTGCCAAACCACATTCGCTCAATGGCTTTTGGATTGTGTCCAGTATGTTCGCCAATGACGCATACTTGGATTTGAAGAAAGGATTGTTGGCTTCCTTTGCTACCTTGCTCACCGATGCTTGGAATTTTACCAACGCACCAGCGATGTTCTTAATTGATTCGCTTTTATTCATAGGAAATTTGTTTTGTGTCCGAGCATAAATAGTACTGTAAACTTGTCGGGTTCAAGATAGAAGAATCTTTCCGTCTCAATACCCACTAAATTGGTCTCAACGCATCCACCGAAGTACACATCTCGCTTGATCAGGTATGGTTCAAGTTCATCAAAGTGATGCTCAAGTAAATAGTCATCAACTTGCTTGTCAATATAGACATACCTATCCCCACCGATTGTGAGAATCCATCCGTTGATTGTTGCCTCAATCATTGTTCACCTCCCTCAATGCAATTTCAATGACGGCTTTTGCTTTGGGTGAAACGATGTTCCCCTCAACCAAATACTTTCTTACCGTTGGAAGTGATACACCAGTTTTACGAGCGACTATTTGAAATAGTCCTTGTCTGCGTTTAAGTTTGATAGTTTCAATTGCTTTGTTGTAATCCATAACAAGAGCAAAAGTAAAATAAACTTTCTAATAATGCAAATAAACTTTTCTTTTTGTTACAATTTTATGTCTTCCGAGAATATCAAATCCCCGAAACGAGCATTCAACTCATTCACCAATTCCATCTGTATTGATTCTGTGAACGCATCCTCAAGGAATGGTTGTGCCTTCGTTCCTCTGCGGTGAATCTTGTTTGCGATTGCCTTCGCCATTGAATCGTAGGTCATCGTTTGGGGTGGCTTGATTCCTTTGAACGCCATCCATTCTTTGATTGACTGCCATAGATACGGAGTGCCTTCCGTGTGACCATTTCTTGTTGGCTTCCTTCCGTATTCTACAAATTCCCAGTAATCTTCAGCAAGAAGGATGGTGTTGATGGATGTTGGTGTTTTGGTGATCTCTCCGGGGACAAAAGATTGGCGAAGAACTGAAGACGCATTGATGTTTTTGTTGTCAAGGTTTGCCCAAATCGGTGGAATCACCTTCTTGTTCCACCAATCAACGATGATTTGTTGAAGGAGTGAGCCTTGATTGACATCATCCAAGTATGTATCAAGTGCATCAGGCAGTTTGTTAATGTCTATCGTAGCCATCCCACAAGAGTTAAAATTCCTAAACCTATAGTTATACTCTTAAACAACTTTAAAGTTGTTATAATGGCTTTATTTTGCCTCAAAAGTGACTTATTCTCCGCATCCAGATATGCGATGTTTACCTTTTGTTTGGTGATGACTGAATCTTGTTCAGCAATAATGATGGAATCCGATGTCACAATCTTGCGTAAATGCGTGACTTGTTCTCTTGCGATTGCACCTTTGACCAAATAAGTGTTTGCTTGTTTGATTGTATTTGTATCAATCAGCACTTGACCGGATAAATTCAACGACCAAAAAATTAACCCATAGGTTGATATTTTTATCATTGCTTTCATCTTATAAGGTAGCATTCTTCTTTGATTGTTTTTCTTTTTCGGCTATGAGCTTGTCAAGATACCACTTCGCTTTGTACAAATCTTCAAGACCATTCTTGTCTTCGCATCTCCATAAGTACTTGATGATGTTCCCTGTGCAAACCGCAACCAATCCTTTCTTTTTGATGGTCGCAGATTCAATGGCATCAATACATTCTATTTCGCCTTGCTTGTAGTGGTTTGGGTTGACTGCATCCATTTGACAACAAAGGTATAATAGTTTTCCTCAATCAAGATGATGTGACCGCCCTTCATATAGAGTTGGGTGTTTTCAAACAACTGCGAGATGGCAACGATTTGATGTTCATCAACCATCCCATCTTCCAAGATTTGAATGATGTCCGATTCGCCTTCAATCAAACCCATCCAGTTGTCATTCTTGGTCTCGTGTATGATTTGAACCTTGATCATATTGTCTTATGCGTGTATGCCCGAATCACTCTGTCACCTTTCTCAGTTCTTGTTGGTAACATATACAACCAACGACCACCGGTGAACTTTGGTGATGCACCTCTTTCAACATGCCAACCTTTTGAACCGTCTCCGTATTCTTCTTTGTAAGCACTCGTTCTAATCATCAAGATATCACGAAGTAAAACAGTTCCAACAGATGATAAGTATTCCACCGTGTATGTCATCTCGTAATCTTCGTGAACGTGTCCCATCCAAATCGCATCAGCACCCTCAACATTCACAGACATCCGGTTGTGCTGGATAGTTCCACGAGTTACAGGACCACCACCGCCAAACCCGTGCATATATTTAATGTTGTATCCAATCTTCTTGGAGTGATGGTTAAATTGATATTTCACCCAACCACCGTAACCACCAACCTGAATTGCTGTACCTCCCCGATAGTTCAACAAAGTAACAAAGCGTTCAATGATGTCGGTCTCTTGTCGCTTCAATATGCTTGTTTCGTGATTGCCGTATCCAATAAACTTGATGATATGTGCATAGGGCAAAAACCATTCAACGGCAGTATTGATGATAGCATCAAAATAGTTTGCAACATTGTGTTCAGGTCTTATGTCTGATTTGGATTTGCGAGGATCGTACGCACCTTGCATCAGGCAAAACAAATCACCGTTGATTAACACATCATTATTTCCCTTCAACGCTTCGTCAAGATGTTTCTTCAACAAATCTCTGTCACATTTTGGGTTGTCCCAATGCAAATCCGAGATCAAGAGAACTTTGGTTTCTTCCCACGGCTTCGGGATGACAATAATGTTATTGTTTTTCATAGAGTGGTATCCAAGTGGATGTGCAATCCTATTGCCTTTTTTAGCCCCTCTGCTGAAGGTTTGAAGGTGTCAAGGTAGATTGTATCAAAGTGATTGATTGAATCAATTAGACGCATCCTTTTGATTTTCTCCTTCACTATAATCCTTTCGTGCAGTTCAACATTTAGTGGTTTAATATAGCGGACTGGTTCATCATAATTGAAGAACGCCCACAACCAACTAAACAGGAACAACGCAAGTATTGTGTAAATAAGGAGTGAGGACTTGGAAGTTGATTGCATAACCAGCGAGAATATCAGTTTTTGAATCGTAGAAAGGAGATGCGTTGCCGTTGATCACAATCTCAAAATCCTCATCGTTTTGGGTGTTGTCTTCAATTAATGCAAAGATGTCGGTCATAATCTGTGCAGTATCCGACAGAACCTCAATGGTGTTTGATTCACTTTCAAATACTCTGTCCATCACAAGCAAGGCGAAATTATAGGTTTGAAGATTCCCACCGGACTGCAAATTGAATCCATCAGGATACAACCAAACCAAAGGATAATACTCAACATTCTCAACCGTCATATTTGACTGCTGACCAACGCCAAACTTGTGAACCATCTTATGGCTTTCGGCTGCCGTTTGAATCTTTGCTATTATTTGGTTTAGTGTCATTCTTGAGAAATTTGAGAAGTTTGGCTTCGTTGTTTTTTTGCCACTTATTTGTCCTCGTTGGGGAAGTCATAGTTCCAAAAGCAATCTTGAGATGTTGGAAGATAAATACCACCTACAAAAGCGGTGTTCTTTGGTCGGATTGTATCAAATGTACTGCCGGGATTTAAGAACAAAGGATAATCATTGGTGTATGTGCGAAGATAATCCCTCAATCTGTTGGCATAGTATTCGGCTTTGTCACGATAACGACCTTCAATCATTGTCATTTCCTCAACTGATACCGCCCTTGCATTGTCACTCTCACGAGATGCAACCGATTTGTTCATCAATTTGAAGGTCATTGGAAGCATTGCTTCGGTCAATGTGTAATACTTCAAACAAGGTGCAATATATGAATCCAAAAGGGTAGTATTCAACTGGGTTAATGTTCCAGCAAATGCCTGTACTTGCAACTCATTGTAAATGCCTGAACCAATCACATCACGGATGTAGATTTCTTGAGCTTCTTTGATTGCTGACTTCAGCAACTTGTCATCAACATTCTCATTCAAAGGGGTGTTGTCCTTCAAGTAAGTGGTTGAAATGAAATATACAAAATTGGTCATCGTTTAATCCTCCTTAATAATTGTTGTTGCCAAATGTGACGGCATTGTGGCGTGGTGATTCCAGTATCAGGGTTTGTGTACCATTCACCTCTCCTTTTCCATACATCGTATCCCAATTGAGTTGACATCGCATTGATATCCTCCCTTGAATACACACGATTACTTTCCACGATTTGTCTGCAAAAATCACGAGTGGTTGGGATAACCAAAGTACCTTTGATTCCAGCGGCTAAAGCGTAGCCATAACGCACCACAATTTCGGTTTGCAATCTCTTTACTTCTTCAACTCCTTTCGGGGTTGTTTCCAATCCGTCCTCGTATGATTTGATCAACTCTGCTTTGGCAAGTTTAGCAATGGCATCTGCCACAACCTTCGCATCAAGTTTGGTGATGTTTACGATGTCCCCAACTTGAAGACCTTTATTCTCTTTCAACACATTCAAGATGGCAGTTTCAACGGCATCCACGAACTCAAACTTGTACGCTTCAAAGTTGTCTGCACTCTCACCGTATTGTTGAAATACCTTGATGTCTCTTTCATCATCCCATCCAAAAGGATTTTGTTTTGATAGGGCAACATTCAAAGGTTCTTCAATCTCATCAAATCCCAACTCTTTTCTTGCTTCGTTTCTGTCAATGATTCCAGCAGTAAACAAAGCCTGATAGTCAAGACCGATTGGTGGTTTGTTGATGGTTTCTAACTTTACAGATGCGATAGGTTCAAGCAAGTAAGCAAAGGTATCATCAATCTTTTGTTGACGGGGTTCAATGTATGCGTGATGGAACATCTCATAGGCTTCAATCAACTCGCTACGACCACCCAATTGAGATTCCACACGCACCCCAAACAACATCGGTGAGTTCACTTTGTGTGCGACAAATATCTCTTGTTGTACGGTCTTATTTAACAAATCAAATTGCTTGTCAAAATCCGAAGGTTGAAGGTTGTTGATGACTGATTCCTTCTCTGTCGGATCGTTGTATTGGATAATTAACCCACCGGCATTGTCCGTGCCTTGATAGTTTTCTTTAAATCTACGGGCAGTTGCACGAGCTTCTTCAGGTGTGGGAATACCTTTGAATAACTGGATGTGAGTTTGTGCCGTGAATCCGTTCTTGATGCTATTCAAATAGTAATTGGATATCTCGGTGTCAACTTCAATGTATTTTAACGCACCTACATAATCAGGCAAAGGATATTCGCCTTGTCCGGGACGGTAAAATTGGCAATAATATATTTGCTTGGATTCCCTTGTGATTGGGTTGTATGGTTGATAATGAATCTTCTCCGCTTTGTTGTCTGTCCAGTCAGCACAATACACATAATCACCCTCAAGACCTTTACGGACATTCTTGAAAGGGATGTGATAATACTCGGAAGGTGCGGTCTTTGCCTTGTTCCAAATCACCTCAACTGCAAACCCATTGAACAACTCGGCATCGTATGCAACTTTTGCTTTGAGTTCTTCGTAGGTCTCGTAGGCGTTTATGTTTTTGAGTTTGGCTTGGGCTTTTGCAATCTCCTCCGTGTTTGAACCAAATACCTCCGTACCTATTCCAGCCACATATGAAGCTTTTGCAGAAACGATTGCATTGTGTTTTGGGCTTTTGTTAAATAACTCAATTAGAAAATCAGGATAGAGATTGTCAGCACCAAAAGTCACGAATCCCTTTGCTTTGTTCTCTTTGAAAACAGGCAGTTTGTTATCGTGAAAGTTTAATCTTTGGAATATCATCTCTATCAAATAGCAATCATTCTTTTTTGTTTGAGAACTTGTCAATAGATGTGAATCCAAGACAAGCAATCACGATGAATTCAACCGCTGTCACC